TATTCTGATTCGTACCTTAAAGCGCTCTTCGGACCGGAAAAAACAAAAGAGCTTTACATACAGGCGAATCTTGCCCGTCGGTTAAACTACGATCCGAATCCGAGCGGAACGGCTGCGAGCCTGCAATCTCTCGATCAGTTAAAGCCGTGGAATCAAGCAAAGATGGGGCTTGCCGCGAAGCTCTCGATGCCGCGCGACCCGCTTTCGTACTTGCCGCCCAGCTCTACGGCCTCCGGCGCAGGGCGTGGCGCTACGACAGCACCGATCACGCTTCGCTCGCCGCAAACGATCAGCATTAGCGGCGCTCCCTACACCCTAAAAACCGACTCTCTCGGCGTAAAGTGGGCCGAGACGCCAAGCGGGGTGCGTATTAGCGTTCCGAAGGGTATGGGTGAAGCCGAGATCGTCGCAAAGCTAAAAGAGCAGGCCGAAGCGCAGAATGCGCTGAAAATTAGGCTAAAAGGGGGTTCGTGAGAGTGCTAATAAACTCGGTAAATCGATTTACTTGTTTCGTGGCGCTATTATTCCTTCTAAGTACGGTTTGCGCCTCGGCACAGGTCGCCGTAGCCCCTCTGGAGCTAGTTCGCCAGCAGTTTCTCTCTTCTACCGGCATCCCGCTCGCCAATGGCTGCCTTACGCTAAATGCTACAGGAACATCTAACCCTCAAGCGATCTACGTAGACAGTAGCGGCACGTTTCAAGCTCCGAATCCCTATCAGCTCGACGCCGCCGGCGAGAGCAACATCTGGCTTAGCAATACAGGCTACGATCTGACGCTTTATGCAGGTGTGCCGAACACTTCGTGCTCCGTTTCTCTCGGCGCGCAAGTCTGGCAGCAACGCAACATCAATCCGTTCGCGATAATCAACGGCGGTTCGAACTATATCGTTGCAAGCGGTACGGTCGATCCTTCGGGCGTAGCCGGCGAGCTGGCGTATCGTAGCGATATTCCCTGCTTTCGCGGATTTACGACGATATGGGATTGCTTCGTTACGCTTACGGCGACGCAAACACTGACGAACAAGACGCTGACTTCGCCGACGATTACGACGCCGATTCTTAACGGCACGCCAAGCGGTACGTCGCTACAGGGAGGCGGTGCTAAGTTAATGACAGCCGGAACTGTTGCCGGCACCGGCGCAACGCTTTGCACCGACGGTACACAGGCAGCGACCACCTCCGGTTGCGTCGTACAGCTCCCGAACGTCGTCTACAATACCGCTTCTGCGCAATTTACCGCTACAACGGCGCTAATTCCGATGGTGACGCCAACGGCGAACTTCACGTATCGCTTCTCGGGCTACCTCGATCAAACGATTTTAGGCGCAGCGTGCGCCGGAACTTCGACTTATCAGCTCGTACTATCGTGGCAAGACCCGAACGGCGCTGGCGTCGTGACAGATAACATTACATGGTCGAAAAACGGAGCCGTCGCGAACACGGCTTCTATCGTAAACAACGGCACTGTCGGCAACATCTCTGGCAATATGGTTCCGTATACGTTGCGCGCGAAGGGTTCAACCTCGATCGGTTACTCGTTTACGGTCGTACCTGGCGGAGCTTGCGCGCCACCGCCGACGGTACAGTTTTATCCTGTCTTGGAACAGTTGAGCGTGAACTAATGAAACGATTACTTTTACTCTTCGTTCTTTTTGCAAGCGCCGCTGCAGCGCAGGGCGTGCGATTCAATTCTACCGTCCAGCAAGAAGGTACAATCGCATCGATTACAAACGCAGTCATATTGCCGCCGAACCCGGTTGTTTCATTTTGCGCGCATCCAGCAAACGCCGTCCCATGCACGAATAAGGTCACAACTTTCACCGATGCGACGCTCGTAACCGCGTGCTCGACCGCTACGCAGATCGTACTCGACGGAACTTCAGCGTGCGTCGCTACCGTGGATGCGCAGAACAACTGGGGCGTCTGGGTTCCGCCCGGACAGTACGACTACACGGTTACGCTTTCGAATGGCGTGAATCTCGGCCCATTCTTTGTTACGGTTTCGCTACCGACGAATCCGAACGTGCAAATTGTCGCTAACGGAAACATCAATAACCCGGCATGGGTTATCGGGAATTGCTTGCAAGAGGGTGCAAATGGGCCGGTAACGGCCAGCGGGCCGTGCGGCACTTCGAGCGGCACGCTTACGGCTACGGGAACGCCTGCCGCTAGTGAGCTTACATGCTTTTCCGGCGCTACTTCGGTAACGAATTGCAATCTTAGTGGCGATGTAACGACGACAAACACCGCCGTTACGACTATTGCAAATGGCGTCGTTACCGGCCCAAAGCTCGCCGCGCAGTATTCGAAGTTCGAGTGCCTGCCAGGTCTTGGCGATGGCTCGAACGCTATCCCGATTGCGACGTATACAGAGTTTTCGTGCGTCAATAAGAGCGGCGTAACGTGGACGATTACCGGCGTGAACTGCTGGTCGGATAACAACGGAACTTCGAACGTCGTGCTTAAGAACAATGCGGGAACGAACATTCTTACCGGTGCTATCACCTGCACGAACACAAAGAGCGGCGGCGGAGCGGCGGGCACGCTAAGCGTTACGACTCTTGCGAACAACGATGCGCTAACGTTTACGTTTAATAGCGACGGAACGACGAAAACGACGACGTGGACGGTTTCTTTTACCCAATGATAACACGAACACTGCTATCGCTGTTGCTCGCATTTCAAACGCCGATCATGGGGACGGGACACAGATCGGTTTTATTGCACGGCATACAGGGGCCGTTTACGCCTGGTACCGCTGTTGGCTGGACGAACTTTAACAACGCGAAGGCTTGCGACGGAGCTTATGCTACTGCTGTTGTTCACGAAGGGGCCGTCGGTCCTTCTTTAAGCAGTACGAACTTTGGATTTTCAATTCCTTCTACCGCCGTAATAGCGGGGATTTCTGTTTCGGTTTTACATTTAGATATAACCGGCAATGCGCAAATTCAAGATAATACAGTAAGGCTTATAAAGGGCGGAGTGGGTTCGGGTAATAATAAGGCCTCTGCAGCCCTTTGGTCAGGTACGGTACCGGAAACGTTTAATTACGGAAGCGCCACCGATCTATGGGGCTTAGCATGGTCACCATCCGATATAAACGCTTCTAATTTCGGCGTTCAAGTGAACGTAAAAAATACGGATTTAGTAGACGGAGATAGTACGGTTGGAATTGATTGCGTGCGAATTACGGTGGCCTACTGATGAAAAAAATGTTATCTCTTGTTTTGCTTCTCGCTACTCCTTTTCTTGCGCAAGCCCAGCGCAACAACTCGAACCCGCTCGGCGCGAACCTTACGCTCGTAGACGCCGGAACGTGCTCGACGAACGGGAGCTTCGTTTGGCAAATCCTGCCGTCGAACGCCGCGACGACGACGATCAACCTTGCGGGCACGTTCACCGCAACGGTTACGTTTCGGCTTTCGAATAACGGCGGCGGAACGTGGACGGCTTCCTCGACTTCTTCGAGCGTCGGTACGACCGCGATCTCGACGAACGGCTTTACCGACGTTTGCGCCGACGTAACGGCGTTTACGAGCGGCACGATTAACGTTACGATCTCGACCGGGCTAAATACCGGCCCGCAAGGACCGCCCGGCCCCGGTGGTGGCGGCACCACTTCCGTCTCTTCGCTGCCTGCGCTGCCATGCACAGAAGGGCAAACGGTCTTTTTGAATACGGGTAATCGCGGGAATTACACTTGCACAAATGGCGTTTGGGTTGGGCCTTCGCCTACACAGACAGGTTCGGTGAATCCCTCTGCCTTTGGCGCGAAGTTCGATGGTCGCGCATGTTTCGGCAACGTTGACACAATCACAATTACGAATACGAGCAATCAGATCACTTGCAACCACGCAAACTGGTCGGCTTCTACGGACAACGGAAAACAGTTCACTGCCTCGAATGGCTGCTGCGGTCTATCGCAAAATTTTATAGGTGTCGCACTATTCAGCCAAATCGGAATGCACATCTGCAAAGCGACGGATTCTGGTTCGAGTGGCGTTGGTGTCGTCAACGCAACGACTGCGAATATCTGCAAAGACTCCGATGGGACAGCACAGAATGCCACCTCTAGCTGTTCAGGTTCCGCCTGCATTATCGCGTGGGCAACGAACGACGATACTGCGTTCACGGCGGCAGAGACCGCTTGGCAGACGGCGGGAAAATGCGGCTCGGCAAACTTTTCGGCTGGAATCACCGCCCTGCTCAAGGGCCACTTCAACAATCCCGGCGCTTCCTGTCTCGGCATGGAACCACAAGCTGACTACACGGCGGAAGTTGACGGCGAGGGAATGGGCGTTACCGTTCTCGGCCTATTTTCTGGATTTGATTTCACGACCTGCACAGGTGGCGGTGGTGGAGATGTTTGCTTCGGCGGGTATCTCGAATCTGTCTGGCAGAACTTGCAGGCGAACGGTTTCGGGATAGGAAATACCGCTGCTGCAACGGCAAAGAAAATCTTCGGGCCGGGGCTTGGCTCGCAGTGGACGAACGTGGGCTGTATGGCCTTTGGCGGTTCCGATGCTAATCTTATCGGCTTTTCTTTCGATGGAAATGGCGTAAGAACATGGGGAGCGCCAATCGTAGACGGATGCGGCAAGGTGGGCTGCTTCGTAAACGGAACCATCGCCAAGATTTACTACGGCTTCTGCGGAGACACGCTCGGCGCAAACGTGCAAGTTCAAAGCGGCGCCGACATTACCGACTACGGCAGCGATTATGGTGTGACGGGCGGAACGATTCTCATTGACCAGAGAGGCCGCTACCACGGTGTCGGTGTAAACCTGTTCTCGTGTTCGACGGTCGCAAATGCTACCGGAATGTACATGGCGAATGGCGCGACGGCGCTGACGATTCTCGACGGTGCGCGGTGGAACTGCACTTCGTCAACGAGCAACGGAGCATTCCTTAACCAATCTGGCCAGAAGCTGATTCTCACAGGCGGCACGCAAATCGGCGGGACGACGGCAGCGGTAAATCTAACCGCTGGTACGATGCACATCACGCGGGACTCTTCTGTTGTAGCAGGGCTGATTACCGGCGCGGCGGCTGGCACCGTGATTGCCGATGCGCACTCTCTCAAGGGAACTTGCACTGGAGTTGGCACGGCTGCTTCCACTCTCGGCCTCTACGGAACTGGCCCGAACGTCACGCTCACGACTTGCACTTCCACGACAATAGGCTCTGGCGTTCCAATCGCGGGAGCGGCAACGGCTTTGAGTTTGCGTGTTACGGCGACGGCAGCGGGAACGAACGCATCCTCTGGTGTCGTGACCGTTCTAAAGAACGGCGGCGCAACGACCATCACCTGCACGATAGGTACGGGCACATCCTGTCTTGATTCGACGCACTCAGTGGCTTTTGCGGATGGAGACTTGATTTCGATTCAGTTTACGACGCAGGCTGCGGATACATTGGCCGGAGTGAAGGCGGCAGTCATATGGCAATAATTCTGGCACTCTTCATGTTGTTCGGGCAGGAAGAAAATCCCCGCGCTCGGGCTATGTCCATCTACCATCACCCGAAACCGCCTGAGCATCTCGTCCACTACGCGCTCGACGTGCAAATCGTGCTGGAGAAGAAGCACTGGCTCTTTACTTCGCGCGAGCCTTATCACGGCAAGGTACGAATCGAGCAGGCAAGGCCACGCGGCGGCTGGTGGACTTCCGCTGTGCGAGAGACCGACGTAAACGGCAGAGTGCAAGAGACGATAGACGTGGATTCGACTTGGCCGCAGCATGTTATTTTCGTTTTACTGGACGGCAGTACGCAGATTGGTTCCATCGAAACAGATCTCGGCAAAGAGCGCATTCTAAGGCTGGAGCTGCAATGAAAAGTATCCTTGCCACGTTTCTCCTAATCATCTTCTGGCCACAGGCTTTCAGTTCACCAAGCCCCGGCATGGCAGTTACGTCCTCTGCAATCGGCGGTGGTGCGCTTCTCGCTGGCGGATGCGCGAGCACTACAGTTGCTGTTCAAGGGGCCGCAGCGGGAATGACCGTTCTAGCCGCTCCAAATACTTATCCCGGCGATGGAACTCTTTGGTACGCCTACGTCAGCAGCGCAAATACGGTGACGGTCAAATCCTGCGCAGTAATCGCACTGACGCCAGTTTCCACGACCTATACAGTGAGGGTATTCCATTGAAGCGACTTCTCGGCATCTTCCTGATAGCGGCTGTGGCGCTTTCCGCGCAAGGCCCACCGCCCGACATACTGACTTCGCAGGCGGCGGCTGCTACCGCCCTCATGAACTACAAGACTTGGGTGGAAGCGAGACTGACGGCGCATGATGCCGCCATCATCGCACTGCAAAATCAATCTCCCGTTCCCGGCCCACAAGGGCCGCAGGGCATTCCCGGCAATCCTTCATCGGCAATCGGCATCCTCGTCTACCCGCAAATACTCGTCTACAACCCGCAGAACATCAACACGACTTCTACGGCGCAATTCGTCATGGTGTCGAATCAGACGAGCCAGCCATTGCCGCTCGCCGCGTCTTTGCTCTCAGGCCCGTTCCAGCTTGGCGGTGGAGGGAACTGCGGGAGCCTCGCTTCTCTTCCCGCTGGCCAGAACTGCGTCTACGGCGTGCAGTTTAAGACGGCGAGCATTGGCGCGAAAATAGGAACGCTCACGGTGAACGTCGGCGGTTTACAGCTGAGCGTGAATCTGGAAGGGATGGGGCAGTAGTGAACGAACGAGGCCGTATTAAGCTAACAGATCGCAAGCTGGCGGTACTCGTTCTCGTTTCCGAAGGTAAGTCGGATAAAGAGATCATGGCGGAGCTTTCGATAGGCCAGACGAGCGTTCAGTACCACATTTTGAAGCTGCGGCATTACTTCTCTGCCGTTTCGCGCACGCATCTCGTTGCGTGTGCTTTTAGGGAAGGCGTTTTACACTAAAGGAATCGAGGCCATGAATGGATTGGGGCAAAGTAGGCGAGTATGTCGTCGGTTCTATACCGGCCGTAATCGCAGTAGGCGCTTTCCTTCTTCGGATTGATAGGAGAATGGGAATTTTCATGATCGAACATGAAATGCTTATGTCGAAGTACGCGAAAGATGTTGGCGTGCCGCTACACGAGCTTCCTACGCGTTCGAAAGGGGTACGATCTTGATCGAAAACCACCCGGTACTGCACTACGCGCTGGCTTTGCTTTTCTACCATCTTGGGCTAGTGGCGAATTTCTTTGTCGCCGCACATCTCGGCATGGCGTCAAAGAATAACGATGTTTCCAGCCTTAAGCAATATCTTAGTCTACGCTGGATGCCGCTCGTCGTACGTTGGATTATGTGCCTCGGCTCGTTCCTGCTTATTTGGGAGAACCCGGCGCTCGGCGTAGAGAAGTTTCTCGACGATAGCTTGACGCTTCATCTCGGGGCGGCGATCTTCGTCGGCTTCGGCATCGACGAAGCGACGAGTAAGGCGCTTGCGCTGATCGGCCTTCAGAAGGAATTACCGGCAGTTCCGGTGGCAAATGAACCTCCGCCTAATCCTTGAGAGTGCTGGCGCCTGCATAGTGCTTCTCTTCGGTTACTCGGCGCTACAATCTCACGACGCACAGACGAAGATGCAGGCGACGCTCGACGCGCAGAAGCAGATATTAACGCAAGCGCAAGCTGACCGCGAAGCTCATCAACGCGAAGACGACGCGCGGGACGCCGCTACTCAATCGATGATTGTTTCGTGGCAAGCGACCGTCGCGCAGCTTAAGACTCCGACGCAGCAAGCTGCGTGGTCGCAGCAGCAGCTCTCGGAGGCGCTTAAGGGTATACAGATCAGCGTTAACCCGAAGACGGGCGAAGCCGTAGCGACTATCCCGGCTGCTACTCTGCCCGATCTACCCGCCGTGATCGAGAAATGCCGCGAATGCGAGCTGAAACTTACGACGGCGCAAGCCGATCTAAACTCGCGCGTTGAGCAGATGCAGCTAGCGGATTTACAAATTAAGGCGCTACAGAAAGAACGCGATGCGGCGGTAGTAGCGGCTCGCGGCGGTACTAAATGGCAACGCTTCGGGCGGGCCGTGAAGTGGCTCGCAATCGGAGCAGGAGTTGGGTATGTGGCGGCAAAATCTCACTAGGAGGCGGTATGGCATTCGATCTAAGCAAGTACGTGAAGCTAGCTTCGTGGCTGCAATTCGTTGGGTTGATGATCGTAGTTGGTGGGCTTGTCGGTCTGCGGCATTGGTTTGGCGTACCAGTTGTTTATCTCGGTGTTGGTGTTAGTTTCGCCGGATTTGTATACGACAAGATTTATCCGTGAGGAGAATTTATAAATGTTTCCAGTCGTTCGCGTTAAAGAAGGCGTCACGTTCGCTGCTATCATCGGAGCTTACAAAGGTACTATCGCGCCCGCCGGTTTCGTACTTCTCGGCGCGCTCGTTAAAGCGACGCACGATATAGGTCATGATCTGACGATTACGAGCGGTAGCGACGGCTGCCACTCGGGCGAAACCGATCCGCATCATAGCGGCGAAGCGTACGACGTACGCACACACGATCTAACGAACGAACAGAAACAGCTTGCGCTCGACACGATCAGCCGCGAAGCAGGACCGCTCTTCTATGCGTTTCTTGAGGCAGGCGGCACGGAAAACGAGCATATTCACTGCCAGCGAGCGCGGAATACGATCTATCCTCCGGCGGACGGGAATAATCACGACGCGGTGGCGGAAACGCACGACGCTTAGCGCGGCATCTTCTCGCACGGTTTTTCTAGTTCGATCTCGGCGGCATTGCAGTTAACGCAAATTCCAGCGCCCCATTCGCATACGGGGCAATTTCCGCAATTACACTCTTTAAGTACATGACCATTGACGATCCGCTTTTGCTCCCCTGCCAGCTTCTCTGCGCCCGCCCAAAGCTCTTGTATCATCTGCGTTTCTGCCGGAAGCAGGTACAGTTTGTAGACGCTCTCTGGGACTTTCGCCAACGCCATCAAAACGCACCTGCGGTAATCGTCGGCTCGCTCGGTCATCAGAACTTCGGTTGCGGTGCGTGGCTGTGGTTCGGCTTCGGAGAGAATCCCTTCCTCTAATTCCTTTGCAATCTGGTGGACTATGTTTATTCCGGGAGCGAAAACTCTATTGCGCAAATTCTTGGCATAGTCCTCCACTCGTGTTCTGAAGGAAGCGGTCGGGAGCGGGGCCTGCGTGCGGAGAGCGGCAGCGACTTGAATGTCCATGTTGTCATTCAGTGCCTCAGCAATTTCTTTATCCGTCTTGCATCTGTAAAGAAGAAGACCTACAGCTGTTTCATTCCATCTGGATAGCGCGTCGAATGCCTTATCGCCCTTACGCGGGATTTCTTCCATAACGTGTTCTACCCAATCCTTCTGCGCAGCAAGTTCATCGCTTTTCGCGCCGAACGACCAGCGACCGCATCGGCAACGATGCGAGCCATCTGACCAAGTGAAGTGATAGTGCTGGCCGAGAATCACCCGCAGCGGCTCCTCAAACGTTGGCGGCGGGGGCTGGGCGGTTGGCTGTGAAAGCAAATTAGCGCGATACGCTCGCAGAATTGTTCGCATCTTGTCACGTCTCCACGCCTTACCGCGCCCATACTGGAAGGTTTCATCCAACTCATCCAGCCAAGCATCTTCTCCCAGCATTAGCGGCCACGGCCCATCCATGTGCTGTTTGCGCCAGCGTATTGCGTCACGCACGAGTGCGCTATAAGACTCTTCATCCAGATTGGTCACTGGAAGCGACTCCGCCTGTGTTCTATCGGGCTGTGGGGCGGCAAGGGCGGGCATTCCGTCAACTAGATACCGAATCATCTCTTCTGCTTGTGTCATGTCAAGTAAGTTAGTCCCGACAGGTTCATTCTTTGCCGGATACGGCGTGTTTTCGTTGCGCATCTGTTTGAAGCTAATCCCTCCATCGGGATTGAAATTCTCAGGCAGCCGCCACGCAAGGAAGCGGTTAACCATGTATTTTATTTGCGCCGATCGCATTCGTTCAGTCTCCATTAGCGCACCCGCCCTCTGACACATCAATTCCCTTTTTAATTGCAAGCTCGATAAGTTCCTGCCACGAAACCGTCCACCATTTTCCGGTCTGATTACTGCGAATGATTGGGTGCGACCCACCAATGTTGAAAGACATCTCGTAGCCTGTTTTTCCGCTTTTCGCATCGCCGACGTGCTGGCGCAAGAACATAGTTTTCTTTGGATAGATTCGCCCGATTGCTTTGCTCATTGTCCCGTCACCGCCTTCTGGAGTTCGGCCCCGCGCGGGCATTGCTGAAAGAAGCATTGTTTGCATGTTGCATCATGCTCCTCTAGCCGCGCTCGCGCAGCGACTTGGGCGAGAAGCGCCGCGTCACAAAACAGAACACAGTCCCAATTTAGAGAAGCAGCCTCGTATCGTTTCCGCGCCGATTGTTCAGCATTCTCACCAGAAAAACATTCTATCGGCATATCAAGGTCAGCAAAGTAAATCAACCAATGGCCTCGCGCCCGCAGCTCGTCATTCGCCGGTGGTGGGGCGGCGGCATTGTGCTCCTGTTCGGCTTCGTACAGTTCTCTTGCTTCGTCGTGCCGCTCAGGATCAACTGGCCCTTCGGTCGTGTATTCGATTCCCATATTTGCTCCTCTTGTTTCCCTGTGACTGGCTCGCCCGCTCCTACTTCCCATCCGATGGCTGCTGGCGGCGCTCGGCCTCAAGTTCATAAACGTGTTTCCAATAGCACTCTTCGGTCATTCGGCAAGACCAAAGAAACACTCGGAACGCCACGCCACCAATCCACTCACGCACCTTGTCCCAGAAAGTCAGTTCACCCATTTACCCATCCCTCCCCCTTGCTCAAAGTGGCGAAGTGGCCCGCACCGGAAATAGCACTGTCGGCTTCTTGCGGCCCTCGCAAAGTATTCTGCCTACCGGAGAATCTGGTCGTTTTTCACTCAGCGTCATGCCGCTCCTCCTTGTCTGCTGGGCCGGGGTGCTGGCCAATCCCTACAAAAGCCTCGTCAATCTGCCTTCGTTCGTCTTGCTTAATGAAATTGCGAACTGCTGAAATCAAAAGCTCCTGTATGGAAATACATTCGCGGTCGGCAATCTCTTTCGCCTTGAGCTGCATCACGTCGGGCCAGCGTAGCGTCGTGCGAACCATTCTCCTGCGTCGTCTCACCGAATTCCCCCTCTTTCCCGCTGGGCCTGCCGCGCCCCGGCGATCACCACTCGTAAACTTCATAGCCGAACGTCTCGCCAAACAAATTCTTCTTACCAGCTTCCTCAGCCTCTTCGCGTGTGTCGAACAGCTTCACGTCCTCGTTCTCGTCCACCATCGGCATCGGAAATCCCTTCTGGTGGCGAATCATCACGAAGAATTTCATTTCTCGCAAATCTCTTGTGGAAGTGACGCTACGATTTCTTTATATGGGCTGATTCGTGCCCACGGTGGCGGTGGCGCATCGCTGTGGCAATACCAGTCAAGCACGGTATTCACGGCTGCTAAAATCACCTTACCGCCTTTAGATAATTGTCTCTCAGGGATTTCGTGTATTTTTGTTTTGCGCATCATTCCTCTGCCTGTGCAAACTGGCTCGCGGCCCCTTCTAGCCGTGCGGCTGGGCCTAAATTCCGTCCTGCTCAACGAAACTTTCCCTGAACGCCTGCTCTGGCGACATGCCGCTCTCGAAGCACGCACGCCAATAATCAGCCGTCATGTCAACCGTCATCTCGGCTTCGCGCATCGCAAAAGAGCAAAGCTCGGTCAGCCACCTGCCCCATAGTTTCTTTTTGTTAGCCTTCCTGCGCTTCATGTTGCCCCCGCTTCGCTCTTAGCTCTGGGCCGTGGGCCGACCAAACTTAGAAAGTCCATCTAGAAATGCAGCCATTTTCTCGTCGCTCGGCTTAGCCCTCTCCGGGAAATATTTCATCAGCAATGCTTGATACATCAGAGTGACATATTCAATTTCCTCTGGCGTTTCGGCCTTAATGCGCAATCGCTGTACTTTGTCGCGGATGTCGCCCTTTTTTGGCGCTGTGGCTACTAAATCCATTTTCGTTACCCCTTCCTCTCGGCTGATAGCCGCTCACCTGCCCGCAACCTGCTTCAACTTCGCGTATTCTTCCTCGCTTAAATCCACAACCAGCCTGCCGTTGCGCTCTTGCCAAATCCCACGCTCAACCAGCAGCTTCAGCCAGCGGTACCACTCCGCCGCTTTCGTTGGCTCAGGCATTATGCCCGTCCAGCTGCGTCGGCATGGCCTTGATGGAGTCAGATAAATTCATGGCAAATCTCCTGTTGAATCCGGCTGCACACAAATTACTTTCTCTACTGTGTCGTAAAGCAAAAGCCCCCTTGTATGGCCTAACTTCCTCTGCTCCCGAATCTCTGCGTATGCCGCTTCGAGGTCATCGGTCTCCAATACCTTCTCGTACTGCAATCCCCAACTTCCGTGAATCGGCTTGTTATATCCGACCTCGTAGCGCCCGCTCATTTTCCCGCCCTAAATCCACTATGTTCGATCACAACGCCAGCCACAACAGCGCGCTCGCTACAAAGATCACCGCCGCTGCAACCTGTACTGGATACCACCGCGAGACCGTCACTCCGGCGAACGTAAAAAGCGGCTGCGCCATCCAGCGCTTCGCACGTAACCCTGCATAATATCCCCGCATCCGGTTCGCTTCCCAAAATCCGATCTCTAGCTCGTAGATCGCGCGGTTAACGTCGCGCTTAGACGGTATTGATTCCATGTGGCAATCCTCCTAAAATTTTTACAGGGGATGACCGACCGCTCCCGTCAAGGAAAAGTCGGCTTCGGGCCGCTTGTAAGAGTCGCCGCACCCGAACTTTTCAGCCATCCCCTGCCCTAAACCGTTGCCCACTTACCGGGGCTAACGACACAGTTTAGGTGTCTCCGCTAGAACGGAGCGGGTTCTTCTGCTCCCGCCTCCGGGTTCAAATCCTCAACGTCGTGCCGCAACCGCCCCGCCTTGTTCAGCTCAGCTACGGCGGCGTAAGCTACTTTCGCCGATTCGTACGTCTCGCGCGTCACGTTGCCTGCAGGGTTAACGACCGGCTCGTACCAGCGGCCTACGTCATTCTTTCGTTCGACGCTCGTGATCTCGTAGACGCCGGCAAAGATATCGAGATTGCGAATGCGAATCAGCGCGTTCCAATCCTTCGCGACGCGAAGCGCTGATGACTTGAGCGAGAACACGAGCAACCCTTCGGGCGAAACAGCGCCATCGTTTACGATCAGCGCTGCGTAGTTAAAGAACTGATTGCACGCCGTGCCTTTTCCTTCGCCGTTGCGCGCGCTACCGAACTGCGAGAACGGGCACTTGATGCACGTCCCGCCAGGCTCGCCAATCCCGACTAGGTTATCGGGCGACTGGCAACGCAAGCCACCACCATCGTCGATAGCGCCGAAGAGAATACGCGTCTTGTAGAAGAGTAGCGGCACGAGTTGCACGCTCTTGCCGTAGCTCTCTTTTGTGATCGTGTTGAAGAACATGCCGGGCCGCAAGCCGTCGATGTACTTCGGGTCTGATTCAGAAAGCTGCGGAGAAAGAGCTTGCGCCAGTCCGAGACGCGGTAGCGTCATGTCCTGCCTATCCATGTTCTCTAGCCCGGCAGGCGGTGCCCCGTCCGAGCGGCGCAGCCACTCGGGGACTTCTGCGAGCGCTTGCGGAGAATGTTTGACTATCTCTTGTCTCTGCTGCGGCGGTGGATTATGAACCGCTTGTCTCTGTTGAACCGGCTTACTTGGTACTGCTGGTTTCTGTTGTGCCATTTTTCCCCATCCTCGTTAGATTTACTCGTACCCCTAAAATCGCGATCGTACGGCTGCCTTTCTTCGCTTTCGGGCGCGCAAATCCGCCGCGCGCGGCGCGTTGCCAATCGCGCTTGTAGCGGCGAAAGAATGCTTTCGTCCATTTACTGCGCCGTGCTTTACCCTTCGCTCGACGCGCCATTGCGGAGCCTCGCTTGTGTCTTCAGAAAAACTTCTACCCCTTCAGGCGGTTTCTTCCCCGCGACGAGCATATCGTTCGTCATTCCTTTCAGCGTCTGGTAATTGACGCTCAATAGCAACGCCATTTTGTTCTTATTTATCCACGCCATCAGCGCTTCGCGGTCTTTTACTTGCGGGTACGGCGTGTCTTGGATGTAGACAGTAGCGCCTGTCGAAAGCTGGATTTTGTCTGCGCCTTGATTCTCCATTGCTTCGACGAGAAGCTGAGAAAGCGCTTCGAGGCGAATATTGATCGCAGAAATTTGCTCTTCGAGTGCGTCCTTCGCGGCTTTACCAGCTCCATAAAGCGATGCGAATCTATTTATATTCGCATCTTCCATATTCTCAGCGTGCGCCAAAAGAAGTTTCTTTTCATCGTTCACTTTATCTTGGTACGATGACTCTTCTTGAAACGCTGGCAGCACGCCGCGCAGCTTTGTATACTTACCCATGCGTTTCCTCCTTACACTTCTTGCAACTCAACGAATGAAATATCCGTATATCCCCGCTCGGCTCGCCGTATTCGATCACTTCGTCGGCGGATATAGCGTGGCCTTGGGCTTTGAGCGCAGAGAGATGAATCTCTAAGTTGCGCTTGTCGGAGTAGATCGCTGTGCGCGGGAGAACGGCGTAAGCGCCGGCATGCTCCAGGTTTGAGAGGAAATCACTTTGCATTACGATGCTCCTCGCACAGAGACTTCCTATTAATGATAAACGCTGCCTGCTTCGTGCAGCCTGTTACGCTGCACGCGACGTTCGCAGCGGCTGGCTTCACTCCCGGCGCATCGTCTGGTGGCGCATCTTTTTCGGCGCTGACAATCCAAATGTGCTGCGCGCCCTCGACGATTAGCTCATTTGAAGTTACTTGCTCAAAAATCTGCTTTAGGTCGTCGAGCGACGGCGCTACAAGCGTAAACTCTTGTCCGTTCCAATTCTTGAAACTACCAGCCCACCCCTCGTACGCCTTCTTGCCGGAGGGCGTGCGCACAACGTTAAATTGTGTGACGTTTGGTATCATCTTGAATTCTTCCCCTTATGCCCGCAACTGCACGTGCACGTTAGCGAGTAGCAGCCGGTATGAACACCTTTCTTGCAGGCGGCGGAAATGCCTTTCACAACATACCCTTTACCGGCTCCGCCCTTCGAAGCGCGGCGGCGCGAGAGATCACCGAGAGTGCCGGATACTTTATCCATCGGCGAGCATCCTCTTCCATGCCTTACACGTTAGCTCTGCGAGCGACTTCTTCTCGCGCAAGGCTGTGAGTATATGTACATCAACAGTCTGCTGGCCGCGCGGCCCAATAGCTACTACGTCAACATAAAGACATGCCGACTTCTGCCCGATGCGATGAATGCGGTCTTCGCTCTGTACGCGCGTCGTATGGGAGAAGTCATTGGACAAATAGACAGCGGTACTAGCGGCGGTCAGCGTAAGGCCGAAGCCGCCAGCGTGGGGCTGTGCGAGGAGAACGCGGCGAACGTTCATCGATTGGAAAAACTCTATCGCTTCATCGCGCGATGGTTGGCTTTGCCCGCCGAAGATTTCCAGCACGGTAAGCTTTGCTTTTAGTCTTAGCTCGCGCGCTAGCCGCTCCCGCTCCCTTCTCCAGCGGCACCAGACGATCAGGGCGCGTTCGTTCGATAGTTCGCCGTCAAGAATCGAGTCGGTAAGGAAGTCGAGCTTCTCGCTTGAAACATCTTTATCTCCGGAAGTTCCGGCTATGGGATGACCGTCGGTAGCTTCGAACGCCGAGGCTCCTTCTTCTATCCAAGTTCCACCTACATGCCCACTCGTAATCTGCGCGAGCCGCAGTATGCGTACCGCCGCATTCGGTTCTGGCCGTTCGTCGCTGTCGGGTAGCGAGAGCATCGCTTCGCGCTTCAGCTCAACGTAAATCTTCCACGTCGCTTCGCTTAGCGCGACCTCTCGAACGGTATAACTCTTCGCTGGCAAATCAAGGACATCTTTCTTCTCTACTCGCGAAACATACGGCGCGAACTTGCGCTGCAACTCGTCTAAGTTCTGATAGCCTGTTACTTGCTGAAATACTCGCCCGCCGCCGAAGCGCATAGGCTGCGTCACTGCATAGCGAGAACGGAAATGATAGAAGTTTGCGAAGCCTTTTAGCGGGCCGGAACCGTTCGACATAACAAGAGCTTGGCCGTATAGGTCTAAGGGGGAATTAGCAATCGGAGTGCCCGTAAGCAACCACCGGAAAGAGCAAACGCTAGATATTTTCGCAGCCCACTTGGTCTGCTTAGCAGTCCTATTTTTAAGAAATGAAGACTCATCCGCAATAAGAAGAGCCTTAACTCCTCCATCTTTGCACCACGCAGCCAATGCTTTGACATGACGCTCCTGCGGGAGGAGCGAGTAGCTAACAAGAACTACCGGCAAGCACTGCTTCCCCCATTCTTTTGCATTACGCGCTTCGACGTTCTTGTACGAAAACGATTGCGTGTCAGAAATGTATTCGATTGGCACGAAGTTTCGTACTTCCGCTCTGGCGTTTAACTTCTCAATCTCTTCCCGCCACGCAAACCTTACCGCCGCCGGCGCTAGCACAAGCACCCTATCTATTTTGTGCTGATCGAATAGTTTCTTCGCGGCCATGAGCGCGGCGCGAGATTTGCCGCAGCCCATCTCCCACCAAAGACCAGCAGAGGTTCGCTTAGTTAAGAATGCGACGCCTTCTCGTTGATGTTGGTAGAGGTCAATCAAGAAAGCACCTATATACGACCGCGCTCGCCAATTCTTCCATCGTTACGTTGATAAGCAGCCAATCGTTATTCGGGGTAAACAACGCATGCTTTCCTTCCGAGTGAAACTGAATCCAATAGCCACGATTGCCAAACTTCTTTAAGAAAAAGTACTGTATCTTTGTCGGCCTCTCCGGCCATACCTTCAGCTCGAAGTAATTCGTCTCCCCTGTAAATATCTGAAGATCGGGCCGCCCGCCGCCGAAGCGATCAGAAACTTTCCAAATCATCTCTTTCCACGTTTTTAGCGCCGGATGACGCCGTAGCGCTTTTAGCAACTTGGCTTGAAATTGTGCTTCTCGATTCACGCACGCACCACTAGATTCAACACTTCAAAATCCCCGCGCACGCCGCCGTAAAGCCCGCGACGAATCACGTAGCGCAACCCGTTCCAGCATTGCCGCTCCACGTCCCAATTGTGCGCTACGCTTAAATACAAACTTCGCTTCGGCCCTCGCGTTTCCCAGACGCCGATCTTGCCGTGAGAACGGATGCAGCGAGCGCGGAGAAGGATCGGCGTTACGACGGCGAAACCGAAGAGAGTATTAATCATTCGACGCCCTCACTCTCGCGCTCGCCTCTTGCTTCTCGGCGAGCCATTCTGCGAACCGGCGCACCCACATATCGCGGTTCGTCGGATGGAAGAACTCGTCAACATGATCGCCCTTAAGCGTCTTCGCAAACACGTGTAGCTCGCGCGCTACGGAGTTTGCTGCGGTTTCTAGGTTGGTCATAACGGTAAGCCCCTCTTCACCGCACTAGGTTTATCGCTTGATTTCGCCGCGACTTGGGGCGCGACTACTTAGGCGAGGTCCACTAATGCGGTGAGCAAAAGCCGCCCTTCGGAGCGCTCGTTACAAGAGCAAGCTGCGGAGTGGTGTCCCTCACCTTGCCGCCTTGCGCCGCCGAGCGCCCGGAACGACGGCTTACGCCGTTCGTTCTAAGCCCTATGCCGCCGCCGAGGCTGATTTGGGCTTGGCGGAGCCATTAGCGGCCTTCGCCTTGCGGGGCTTCGCCCCCACTTCCTCGCGCCGCTCCTGCTTCTTTACGTACCCTGCCTTGCGCAGCGCAAACAATGTCGAGTTGAGGTTCTTGCCGAGGCGCTCCCAGGCCGCGTTGCTTTCCATCTTGCCCTCGCACGCCTTGTAGCACTCTTTGATCGTCAGAGGCTCTTTTGCATTTGCCAGCGCGCGGTACATTGCCGCCGCCTGAGAGTTGTTATCTTTCAAAAGCAACTCTGCGCCGTCCTTTGCCGTGGGTTCGTACCGTACAATCAGCCGTGTATTGTCTTTCTTTGCCATTTCACTTACTCCTTCTTCGGTTAGATTTGATTCACGAAACTCTTCACACTTGCAAAATTTTAGCGTTGCCGGATCGCAAAACGTGCATCCCTTGCGATGATGGTGCAGGCTCTCCTCATGTCCGCACTTGCAAACGCTCATGCCCGCACTTCCTTCACAATTTCCCCTGTTGCCGCTGCCACGATCATCGCATCTGTTTTGTTGCGGCGCAAATGCTCGGCTAGACTCTCGGCCATCGGCAGCTCCACCGGACGCTTAAGCGACGTGTACTCGGCGTATTTGCCGGTGATGGTGAGGCGAAGGAAAACGATATAACCATTATCAATGCAGAGCTTATTTTCCATTGAGCGCCCTTTCTACAATCAGCGCCGCCATCGGTCCCGGCTTGCGCTTCTCCGATCTCGCCAACGCAACTAACCGTTCGAAGGCTTTCTGTTCAATCTTTATCAGTAACGCTTTCATGGTTTGCGATAATAGCCCTTATTTTAAGGAATGCAAGAACTTTCTTCAATTATTTTTAAGCCTATAACCGCTTGAAAACAAAGAGGTTATAGCAATTTACCGAACTTCTCCTCAATTTGTTCACAATTCGACCCGTTATAGCACACAATCACATTCTGGTGCGTCTTGCCCAATTTCCTGTATCCGCCAAACTGCCTGTTTACGCGCAGCGGCAACGAACCAATGCTTGTTAATAGGATAGCTTCGTTATAGTATCGTAAACCGCAACGCAGCATTACGCTAACCGTATCGCCAACGAAGTTTCTGTAGAATCCGTTCTCGTCTCGTATCTCGCCGACTACGATCACGGCAAAGCGGTTCCACTTGAGGCGCTTTACGCACGCCTTGAAGATACCTTCGTACCACGCGATAAACTCCGCATAGGTTTGCTTCGCGCTTCCGTCATCATTGCTCTCGCTATACTGCTCCAAATCGTAATACGGCGGACAGGCAAAAATCATATCGTAGCCTTCTTCGTATGCACCTGTGGGAAGTAATTCGTCCATCTTTGAGCTATCGCCTTCTATCCAGCGCGGCGCTACGCCTATCGCTGCTGCCTGCTTCTCGTTCGCCGCGATCTGCTCGGGGCGCAGCTCGATGCCTGTATACTTATAGCCGAGCTTTTCGGCTACAATCCCACGCACGCTGCCACCTGCGAATGGGTCTAATACCTTCCCATTCGCAGGTGCGAACCATTTGTAGGCAAGCTCGCAGAGTACGGGATCGAAGATCGAAGTACCTGCCCCGTCCCATACATCGGATTCGTACGGTATGCCGTTGGCATCTTCGTGGCAAACGCCGGAGATTAGTGCTTTCTTGCGATCCAGCGGCAGCGGCGAGCCGGAAATTATGCCGCTCGTTTTTACCTTCCCTCTAAACTTATCTAGTCGCGCTTGCGGAGTCGCAAGCGCGACTTTACTCAAGCTGTGGATATCCGACTTTTCCCCATTTTTTCTTCTCATGTAATCAAAATCTTTTACATCGCCTGAGTACAGCACTTCAGTTCCCCTGCCATCCTCCGATTTTATCCCCATTGCCACCCACTCCGCCTTGCGCTGCTTCCAATACCCCTGCCTCGCATCCAGCACGCTAAACGGCGGCACAAGGAACCGTTCGGCCAGCGCTCCAGCGCGTTCTTTTTCGATGGGGTCGCCGAATAAATTTACTGGGCCAATTTCAATGACCGGAGGCGCAAGCAGCGTCCCGCTTACCACCTCCGGTCTTTCTTCTGCTTCCGGGATTCGCGGCGAAGCCCGCCCCGAGTCCGTAGCCGCACTTTCGCTTTCGTTAGACCCGGCAGAAGAAATCTCTTCAAAAGCTACAGCTTTCTTTGCTTCTTCGCGCGCTGCTTGCTCGTCGAACGTTTCTACGCGCGGCGTAAAATAGAACGCCTCCGTACGATCTTCGCTTAGACAGATCGTCGCGCAATAGTGCGTATGCCCGCTATGCTCGAACGGGCGGACGGTCTTCAGCGAGCGCCCGCCGCACTGCGGGCACGCGTCTTTAATCTTTGGCGGCTCTGATTTTTCCGGTTGGGTCGAAGTCTCTAACGTCTCTGATTCGGACTCCGGCGGATCGAACATGCTTCTCATTTTTACTTTCGGTTTCGCCATCCTTCTCCTCATTAAATCCCGGAAATTCCATCTGCGCCACTATTCCATGCACTAGTTTACAATGCATGACAATTCCCCTATAGCTACGGACGACTTTCTTACAATCGCCGACGCGACAGCGGTAGCCGCAAAGACCTAAGTTGTTCGAGTATACGGGGTCGTACACAGCTACCGCCTTTCCGCTACAGCGCTTTTAGCTCGTCAATTAAGTTTTGTAGCTTATCGCGCCGCGCCTCAAGCTCCGCGATTACGGATATAATCGGACCGCCTAAGTCTTTCGAGGCCGCGCGCGGCACTCGAAGCGCTGCTTTCGGTCTCGCGGCTACAACTTCTTTCTTCATCTTCGCCCCCTTATGTATCCCTCTATGATTCTTCGGTCTTCCGCAGAAGCATAGACCTTGTGACGCCATTCCTGTTACCATTTTCTCCTCCTCCTCTTTCGTCTCTATTACATCTACTGGTTTCTTTAGGCCCAACAGCTTCTCGGTTCTATGCTCGGGGCAGAGCGGTACACCGTTGATTACGAAAAACGCCGTCTTCGCTACGCCCTTCTCTTCGCATGGTTTACAATTCGCCATTACATCCCTCCAATCAAACTGACATACTCTTCTGAAACTTCGAGCGCTTCGGCTATATCCTGTTTCGAGAGATTGTTCTCAAGGGCGAAGAGAATCATTTCGCGCATAAGACCAAAGATAGTTCCTTCTACTTTCGCGTGTACGGCGTGCGAACGTCCGCTACCGCTGATTGCAAACTGTCGGTTAACTCTTTCTCGTATCGCCTGCTTCACCGTAATCCTTAGCAGCCCATCTATATAATCCACCACACTCCCGCAGATCGCGCACGTAAGCGCTACTGAATCTATCGGCCAATACTTCGGCGAAGTAACGCAAACGAACAAGCAGCCGCACTTGCCGCACGGTTCGGTTTCGTGAAGAACTACCGGCGTCCACTTATAGCTCATTACTCCCTCGCGCAAACTTCCCCTCGACCGTCCCCCGCAGCTTCTTTATCCGTTTCTCCAGCGCCGCTACCAGCTCGGCGCAATGCTTACATACAAACTTGCCGAACTTGCCGCAGCCGATGCAGCGGGGCGCTAGTTTATATTTCTTCATCTTTTCTCTTCCTGAAGACGCGCTGCGAATTTCCTTCAAGGTCTTTTATGACCGTTCGCTTCCAGCCTTCCGAAGTGAGGCATTTACTGATCGCAATTTTATCAGATTGTGTCCACCGATCTACAGGCTTCCCAATAGCATGAAGCAAAATATCGTCCGAGGTTACTTCTTCAAGCGAGGAATTGTCCCACGGAAATATGTAAACTTTGTGGCCGTCACGGTATTCGAATCTTTGCGTCGGATTTCCCAGCCATGTCTTTATCTTCTCGTCCCATACGCCGCTCTGATACCTCTGTCGTTGTTCTTCTTTAGCGATTTCATTTAGCTGTTCGGAATCAAGCCACCACTTTTCACCGGCTTCGTATTTCTCGTAAGCCTCGGCCCAGAGCTGGTCGCGATCTTTCTTTAACAAAGCTATATCGATTTTCCCGCAGCGCACCGGCCAGAACCTTCGGTTTCCCGTCTCGTCCGTAAATGGTGTTTCGTCGTTTACGCTGCCTGCAAATATATTCTGTCGCTCCACGTCTACCGTTGACCGTCCGTACGGCGGACGGAAGTGGTCCGAAGTTGCAGTAAGAAAAGATTTAACCTTCTCTGCCAGCGAGCGCCGCACGGCGGAAAGCTCGGCCAACTCCACGATCCACTTGCCGTGTAAATCCATGCGTGAGTCCTTTGAGTCTAGGTCGCTAATATGATCTGTAAACCATTCGGCATTAGCGAGCATTCTCAGCGCCGTTGATTTCTTAATTCCTTGCGGGCCTTCGAGCAATAGAGTGTGATCGGCTTGGCAGCCCGGCTCGAAAATTCGCGCAACTCCTGAGATAAGCCAGCGCTTTCCGATGGCCGTAGTAAACTTAGTCTCTATTGCACCCATATATTTTATCAACCAGAGATCGAGGCGCGGCGCTCCGTCCCATTTCAGCGACTTAAGATAGTCGCGAACAGGATGAAACTTATTTTCGTGCGCTATGCTCTGTATCGCGTCGTGCGCAACACCTGGATTTACGCAAACGTATTGATGCTGAAGCCAGTTTGCTGTTCGTATATCGTCCGTATCGGTCCACTTCTCGCCCGCCGATTTGCCCCACGGCGTTTCGCGGCGCGTAACGATATGAAGAGAGAACTCGTTCATTGCAACTAATCCGTCGAGTTTCTTAAGCGCAGTTATGGCATTCGCGAGGATCGGGCGCGGCGCTCCTCCCGCCGTAAGTATCATCCCCTCGGGTTGTCCGCGCGTAAGCCCGAGCCAGTCCGTTATAGTTTTAAGGATTGCCTTTGCGTTATTACCCAGTGTTTCTTTTAGCTTCGCCGTGCCGTACGCTTCTTCGTTTGCATCGACGCGCCCGTAACAGTTTCGTACATTCGCCTTTACTTCCTTCGAATCGTTCGAATCTGCAATTTTAATAATCGCGCTGACAAATTCCAGCGTCTCGTCTTCACTCCATTCGGCGCGGGCGAGCATACCGATCAACCCGAGGCGCGCCGAAACCCGGCCCGGCCAGTAGCGCACTAGGAGTGCGGCGGCGGCGATCTTGCTTACCCAGCGCAACAGATCGGCGTATGTCGTGCTGCCGAACTCGCCGCTTTTATGCCATTCGTACGGCTCGCCGGAGATATGAATCGACGGCGGTACTACCGTTTGCTGGCCCTTTCCGCGAATCTCTACTAGCATCTTTTTTGAGTCTTCTTTTTTCGCAAGCGGATTCTTGAACGTGTTTGGCTCGCACTCGCCCGGCAGCTTAAAGAAGTAGTGCGATTGAGGGCTAGACTTTCTGCCGGCAATGCGGGAGGTCTTTGGGCCTTTAATTAGGGGGGCTACGGCAAGAGCTTCAGGGCAGTCAAAGTCAACATCGGCTATAAAACTTGGGCCTATTCCCAGTAACCATCCAAGATTTTTACCGTCCTCGAAATGCTCCTGTAAATCGTCAATAGTAAGCCGCGCCGATTGCCAATCGTTTCCAAGCGAAGGGCGTTTTTCTCCTGGCTTAATAGGTAGCGGCCAGATACCAAGCGCGAGAGAATCGCGGGCAGCGTTGAATATCTTACTCACGCCCGCCTCGCCGGGCCAAGATTTCCTCCCTTGCTTAAAATTCTTAACTTCGCGTGAATAGAATGGTAAAGACGCCAAGAAGATAGCTGCTCCGGGTTGCTCATTATTTCGAATGTCCTATTATCTGAATCTGAACTTACTTCTACGTTCGCAAAACTATATCCCTTAATCTCCATCCAGCCAGCTACAAGAGCTTCGAATGTTTGCGGCTTTATATGATCTACATGAGGCTCTGTAATTACTTCTCCGGTAAGTGGGCAAAGCATTCCTGCTATGAAATTCTCTATCTTGAATTCTATAATCTGGGGGACAATAGCTTCGCGCATTGCGTGGATCGCCCGGTCGCGATGACGTTCTTCTTCGGTTTGAGGCTTTAAGCGAAGAGCATTATGGCTGAAAATGGCGCGAGAGCCATCTATACGGATAAGAACAAACTGCCGGGAATTACCCCAATGCTCGTCGCGCTGAATAGTGAAACCTTTAACACCACAACCAATCTTCTCGGCACTACGTTCGTGGAGCTGGATAAAATCCAGCATAAATTCGTGGTCGTTGCCGGATAGAATTTCGCCATCTACATGCCTGCTTTTGACTAGGCGTGCGTATTCTATAATCGCTTTTTGCGTGCGAAATTCTCTACCGCCCAAAATTTTGCGGATCATGCGGATGCCCCTCTAAAAGGCTTCGATCAGGCGACGTGGCGGCAGGGTGCATCCGCAAAGAAGAACTCGTCCGACGCACGCCGCCTTTCGAAGCGCACTCGTTTTAGTACGAGTAGGGTGAAAAAGCAAGCAAAAAATAAGTCCTTTAGAATCAACAAATGTTTGGTTACAGCTACGCTTTCTACGTGTAGAAACACGGTTTCCCTAAACCCCTAGCAACGTAAATACATTTTCCTTTTCGTTCTATATATACGATACATAAAGTGTAGAACTGTAGAATCTGTAGACGGTATCGTGTTTTCAACGAGTTACGGCTACTACGGCTTTGCTACGGGTACAGTGTGCGATTTTTCTCTTTACGGCCTACCGGATTTACCCTACTAATCTACGCCGTGACGCATTCCCTCCTTGTAGCGAACGAAGATGTACTACCCCTAGCGCCGGGGCGCGAAGAGACACGCAGCTCCGGCGCTGCCTTATTGAATAAGAATCAAATTCTTTCAGGAGTTCAATATGCCTGCGGGCGGCAGACGTGAAGGCGCTGGTCGCAAAGTTGGCAGCACGAATAAGTCAACGCTCGAACTCCGCGAGCTTCTCGACGCCGTATTCGCAAAAGTTGATCCTGTTCAAAAATTGGCCGATCTTCTTAGTAAGCCTATGGATTCCGGCACTGAGGCTCGTGTTCTTCTTCGCCTGCTTGAGTATCGTTATGGGCAGCCTCAGCAGAACGTCAATCTTAGCGGCTCCGTTGGCGTTGCGCATACAATCCGGTTTGGCGATGCAGAGCCAAGCGCCGATGCGTAACGTTGACGTTTACTTCCCTCCGAAGATGAAGTTTCTTTTTCAGCCGGCGCGCTATAAAGCGGCGTGGGGCGGGCGTGGTAGCGGCAAGTCGTGGAGTATTGCTCGCGCTCTACTTCTGATTGGTAAGCAACCCGATCTGCTTTGGCCAGGCTGGTCGAAGCAATTTGGTAACGACGGTATTCGCGTGTTGTGCTACCGCGAAACGATGCGATCTATTGAAGAGTCCGTCCACCAGCTTCTTACCGATCAGATTCGCTTGATGGAGCTTTCCGACTTTTATCGCGTGCAGCAAAAGAATATAGTTGGCGCGAATGGAACAGAGTTTTTCTTTGCCGGTGTGCGGCAATCGGTCGATAACCTCAAGTCGTACGAAGGCGTGAATATCGCATGGGGTTCGCAAGCCGAGGCGATGAGCAAGCGTAGCCTTAATGTTGTGTTTCCTACGATTCGCCGCGACATCGTTGTGCAAGGCCGCAAGTACGATAGCGAGCTTTGGTTTGATTTTAACCCAGAGTTTGAAGACGACGAAGTTTATAAACTCTTCGCCGTAGAAGCGAATCGCCCGCAGGATTGCAAGTCTATCTTCATCAACTGGCACGACAATCCCTATTTCCCTGAGGTTCTTCGCAAAGAGCGCGAAGATTTGATGCGTCGCGACCCTGATGAGTGTCAGCATGTTTACGAAGGCACATGCCGTACGGCGGTCGAGGGCGCGATCTATAAGAAAGAACTGCACGCCGCAGAGATTAGCGGGCGGCTTACGGGCCGTGTGCCGTACGATCCGACGCATGCGGTCGAAACGTTTTGGGATATTGGCCCGGCGCATACACGTATCTGGCTCGCGCAATCGTTTCCGATGGAGTATCGAATTATCGATTACATCGCTGGAGAGCTTGAGGCGCTAAGCTACTACGTTAAAGAGCTGCAAGAGCGGCCCTACCATTATGGCATGCATACGCTGCCGTGGGATGGCGCAGCGAAAGAGTTGGGTAGCGGACGCTCGATTCAAGAGCAGCTACAAGCTATCTTTGGTAAAGACCGCGTACGTTGCGCGAAGCAGCTTAGTGTCGAGGACGGTATTGCGGCGGTGCGGGCGATTTTTCCGAAGTGCTATTTCGATAACGAGCGCTGTAACTACGTCATTCCTAGTACGAAGCAGCAAGTCGGTCTGCGCGGCTTGCGTTGTTATCAATATGAGTACGACAAAGACTTGCGGACGTGGAGCCGTAAGCCGCTGCATGATTGGGCGTCGCACGATGCGGATGCTTTTAGGACGCTAGCGGTAATGATTCGCGAGCAAGGCGTGGCGCGCGAGAAGCCCGCTCCTGTTGGCCGTGGCCGTGGCGTTGAGGTTGGGCGGGGCATCAAGTATGGCTAAGTTACGTGCCAAGAAACGCAACGCTTTGCCGAAGTCGAGCTTCGGGCTGCCGGGAAGCAGGAAGTATCCGATGCCAGACAGATCGCACGCGGCAAACGCCAAGGCGCGAGCGAAGCAGATGGTCAAGCGCGGAAAGATTAGTGCGGCGAGCGCGGCGAGGATTAGGGCGAAAGCGAATAGGGTGTTGGGGAAATGAACGTACTTCTTGCGCTAACGTTTAATTGTCCGGTTTGCGGCGTTCATCTTAGCTGGCTTCCGCGCGAAAAAGACAAGCCGGAGTTGATTGAGCATCCACGTTTTGTTGGAACGGAATACTGCGAGTACTTTGGAAAAGTTTTTGAGGCTCCGACGATTGAGTTTAAAGAGGTGAAACAAGATGCCTAGCCATGGCGCAATGAAAGAAGTAGCGGCAACCGCAGAGCCTCGGCAACGCAAGATGCCGAAAGAACTAGATCACGCTGAGATGAAGACCGCCGAGAACGGCGGCGTTGTGATCGAGCATCGTTTTACGCACTACGAGCATAAGCCCGAGACGCACGCTTTTGGCGCAGGCGACGGGCATGCGCTGGCGCGGCACATTGAGAAGCATTTCGGGATTTCCATGCCGGGCCGCGCGAAAGGCACCGTAGCGTCGCCGGGGAGCGGAGAAGCGAAAGAAGACGAGGAGTAGCGCGCGTGGATTGGGTCGTAGCGCTACTCGTTGTTTTGATTTTGCTTAACATTGCGATTTTGTTTTTACTGAATTCGATCATTAAAGGAGAACGAAAACAGATGAGCACTACGAACACGGCACTGGCGGCGCTTCAAGAGCAAGTCGCGCAGAACACAAGTATCGAAGAGTCGGCTGTAACGCTGATCGAAGGTTTAGCGGCGCAGATTGCGGCAGCGGGCACCGACCCTGCGGCTTTGGCGGCGCTAACGGCGTCGTTGCAGACGAGCGCAGCTGATCTCGCGAAAGCGATTGCGGCGAATACACCGGCACAGCCACCTGTAACGCAAGCACCGCCACCAGCACCAGCGGCTTAACGTAATATGGCATCTTCCGGCGAGGAGAAGAAGTATGCACGCAGCGAACCGAAGGGCAAACTCGATAAAGCCATCGTGCTTTATTTTGGCGAAGAGGCTCTCGGCTCTAAAGTCGGCGCGCACTGCGGCGATTGCTGGAAGTTTGTCGGAAGCGAATCCGGTGTCGGAACTTGTATTGAGGTCGAGGGAGCGATCAATCCGGCGCACGGTGTTTGCGGATTGTACTTTAATGGGCGAGTCTTCGACGGCGTTAAGCCGAATCTGCCGACCGATGTAGTGCAGATCAGTAAGACGATTGCGGGCTACGTCGAAGAAGCGCCCACGCATTGCGGCAACTGCGAGTACTACGAAGGAACGGAAGACGGTAGCGGGCCGTGCAAGAAAGTAGCGGGAACGGTTGAGTTTTTCGGATGTTGCAATCACTGGGAAGAGAAATAATCGGAGGAAGCGATGAGCAAAGGCGACGCAGAACACGCAGGAAAAGCACCACAAGGGATTCAGGCGCGGCCCGAGCCGCCTGTACCACAGACTATCGAGCAGCGTGTGACGAAGCTCGAAGAAGCTGCGCGGCTACGGGCGCTCGAAGATCGCGTAACGATTCTCGAAGCGCAGTTCGAAGCCGGTAATAAGCCGGAAGCGTCTGCCGTGAGCGGCGAAGAGGTCAAAGCGTAAACTGTGTCCCGCGCCGCTCTAGCTCCGAGCCAGTTCCTTGCGATGGTACAGCACCATTATCGTGAAGAGCTTGCTCGGAATAAAGGCAAAGCGCCGAAGTTTCGCTGCTTTGATTGTAAGCGGTGGATTCCGGCGAACGAGTTACCGCTACGGTGCAGCGAGTGCAGCGGAGCGCCAGAACGCGCGAAGCGGTATCAGTATTCGAAAGTGAACCGCAAGCTCGTACTTAACGACGCGCACATTTGTAACCGTTGCGTCGATAAGCACGATCATTTGAAGCAGATGGTGCTTAATCTGCAATTCGAAGCGTATACGCATGGCACGGAGAAGCGGCTGACGATGGAAGCGATGAGGAAATTTGCCGGTGGCGATCCGACGGCGAAACTGCCCGTATGAACCCTACTGTTAATTACGCCGCTTTAGACGCCAGAGTTGCTCGCAAGATCGAGCGTGGTGCTGAGAAACTCGGTCGGTTTAACGCCGTGCGCGATTGGTACGAACTGCGGCGCGGAATGTTTCGCATCGTATACAAGACGACCGAAGAGAGTATCGTCGCACTATGCGCGGCGGATATCGAGCGCGAGCGGGAAGCGAATCTGGCGCTAGAGAAGTATGCGCCGAAGGAGTGGGTAAACTGACGTGCCGTGGACGCGTAAACAGGTGAAATATTTGCTAAGCGACAAAGTTTCGCCGCTTAGCGCTGCGCAGAAAGCAAAGATGAAGCGCGAACTGCACGCGAACCAAGCGATGGGGCATAAGAAGAAATTGACGCGCAAGCATGGCTTGACTTCGACGCGGCGCGGGAACCAACATTTTGAAAGCGAGACGCATAGCTACCACCACTAAATGCCTGAAACGAACCCACACTCGAAGATTCTGAAAGAGATACGCGAGAACTACACTGCGTTCGAAGAGGCGTGGCGTCCGATTAAGGAAGAGGGCGATAAGGACATGCTCGCCGTTGGCGGCGATCCGTGGGAAGCGAAAGAGCGCGAGTTTCGGGATAAGTACGACCGCCCGGTAATGACGTGGGACGAGCTTTCGCCGTATATCAATCAGCTGGTGAACGATCCGCGCCAGAATAAGCGCGCGATTAAGATTAACCCGCGCGGCGCTGGCGCTACGAACGTTACGGCGCAGTTGCGAGAAGATAAGATGCGCGAGATTCAGTACAATTCGCGCGCGCAGAGCGCGTTTACGACCGCATTTCAAGGCGCAGCGGAGCGCAGTTACGGCTGGTTCGGGATAAACAGCAGGCTGGTTGCCGACGGCCTGACGGAAGAGCAATACGAAGAACTGGTAAAGAGTTCGCCCGAAAAACTTTTCGAGCAAGAGCTGTATATCTATCGTATCGCGAACCCGAACAGCGTGCTGCCGAACCCGGAATATAAAGAGCAGGACGCGAGCGATATGACAGAGTGTTTCGTTGAAGAGCGCACGCAGCGCAGCGCGTTTAAGCGCCGGTGGCCGAACGCGAAATATAGCGATTGGGTTGGCGGTTATGCCGATGAAGCGCCCGGTTGGCAGACCGAGAAGGTTGTGCGCGTCGCAGCGTACTACAAGGCGATTATCAAGCGAAAGAAGTTGTATTACCTCGATGGAATAGCGAACAAGAATGACCGCGTTGCGCTTTACGGTGACGAACTGCCGGGCGGCGAAGATCGCTGGATGGCGGACGAGAAGAACAAGAAGCGCATCAAGTACGACCGCACGATAGAGACGCGGCGCATCAAGCAGTATTGGACGAACGGTTTGGAGATTTTAGAAGAATCGAGCGAAATACCGATTCGCTGGATTCCGTTGGTTTTAGTAGCCGGAAAAGAGATGTGGATTGACGAAGGCAGCGGCGCGAAACGCCGGCTGCTAAGTCTAATTCGTCTGGCGCGCGATCCGTATATGGCGTATTGCTACATTCGCAGCTCGGAGGCCGAAGAAGCTGGCATGGCTCCGAAGTCGCCTGTAATGGGGTATACGGGGCAGTTCGAAACCGACCGCGCTGCGTGGGAGAATCTAAACAAGATTCCTGTTCCGTTTATCCAGGTCGATCCGGTAGTTGATCCTACCGATCCGAACAAGTTTCTTCCGCTTCCTTCCCGCCCACAGTATCAGCCTAATTTTCAAAGCTACGAGATGTTTGCCGAAGCGGCGCGCCGCGCGATCCGCACGGCTTGCGGCGGCAGCAACTTGCCCGTAGCGGCGCAGCGCATGAACGAGAAGAGCGGCGTTGCGTTAAAAGAGATCGAAGCGGACGAAGATCGCGGTACGTTCCATTTCATCGATAATTTTAACTTCTCGCTCGAGCATGCCGGGCGGATTATCGATGCATGGTTCCCGTACGTTTACGATACGAAGCGCGACATTGCGGTAATGAAAGCCGATGGCGAGTTTAAGACGCTGACGATTAACGACGAAACCTATACGGAGAAAGGCCCCGACGGGCAGGCCGTGCAGCAGCACTACGATGCGGTTACGGGAGATCACGGCGTAACGGTTTCTACGGGCAAGGATTCGGCTTCGCAGCGCGACGAAGTGAAAGAGCTACTACAAGGCGTAATGGGCGAGCTGCAAGCTATTGCGACGATAGCGCCGCCAGGAGCTGCGGCGAAAATGTTGGCGCTAAATATCCGACTTGCGGCGCTCGGACCGCTAGGCGATGAGATGGCGGATACGCTCGACCCGCCCGACGCGGAGAAGCAGAAAGCGTCGCAGATGGCGCAGCTACAGCAACAGGCGCAGCAAGCGCAACTGGTAATCGGCGAGCTACAAAAAGAACTTGGCAAGCTAAAGCTCGAAAAAGCCGGGAAAGTTATCGACAATCAGTTTAAGAGTGCACGCGAAGCGGCGGCGACGGCAAGCGAAGAGAAGCTAGCGCTGATCGACCGCGATGTAAAGATTCTGCTAGCGTTTATCAGCGCGAAGCAAGGCACGAAAGAGCAAGAGTTCGAAGCGTTTAAGCAGACGTGGCTCGAACTACACGGTTCGGCGCACGAAGCGGCAATGCAAAAAGAAGAGCACGCACACGAACATTCGATTGCGGATAAGAATGCTGCGAACGCAGCGGCGACGCAAGCGAGCGACCAGCTGCATCAAACGAGTTTAGCGACACAAGGAGCAGGCGATGGCAACGAACCAACAGCAGCCGGCGGCGAGTAGCGCGCCGCAGCATAAAGAAGTCGAGCACTTCAGCGAAGATGAGCGCAAGGCATGGCTTAAAGACGGCACGATGCCGCCGCTAGAAGAAGAACCGAAGGACAAAAAAGATTCGTCGTTAGAAGCGGACGCCTCGGCAGCGTCTAAACCCGCCTCCGAAGCCGGGGGGAAGGAACCTGGGTCGGGGCCAGGTAAAAAAGCACGTAGTCAAGACGAGAACTGGCGAGCGCTCGCAGCCGAACGCGACACCCTAAAAGCTGCACGCGAAGCTGCCGAGAATGAATTGAAAGAGTGGCGTGAAGGTAAGCGCAAGCCAGAAGAAAAGAAACCAGACGCCGGTCCGAAGCTGCTCGAAGTGCCGAAACGCCCGAGCATGGCGCAATTCCGCGACGACGCAGGCGCGCTCGACTTCGAAAAATACGAAGCGGCGTTAGACAAATACGAAACCGACAAAGAGGCTTACACGAGACAGGAAGTCAACATCCGTACCGCAGCGCAGCAGCAAGAGGCGGCGGTCAAAACGTGGCAAGGCGAGCTGAAGGAAAAGTACGGCGATAAGGCAAGCGGCTTAGATGTAAAGAAAACAGCCGATATTTTGGCGGGAACGATGCGGGACGCTCCGGCATTCTTCATGTTCCTGAACGATTCGGAAGTTTTCACCGATTTGCTTTACGTTCTCGGCACCGATCCAAAGCTCGACGAGCTGATCGCTGAAGCGAAAGACCAGAAGACGGTAACGCGGGCCGTTCGCAAACTCGTAGCGCTCGAAGCCGGCGTGAAAGCTGAACTTAAGAAGCAGGAGAAGGAGCCTCCGAAGGCGGACGACAAGAAACTGACGCGGGCGGGAAAACCGCCAACCGAAGCGGCGGGTGGAAGCTCGGCGCCGGAAGATGATGGTAGCGCCGATGCAGCCTGGCGGCGCAAAGACCTATCGGCTTCCGAGCGTGGCGAGCTGTACCGCGAGCGTAAGAACAAAGAAGATCGCGAAAAGAGAAAAAAGAAGGTCAACTAGGCGAAGTTTAAGCGGTACGCCGCCGCTAGAGAGTTGAAACGATCATGGCAGAAGGCCAATATGTATTCCCGGATTGGGTTGCCGAAGAGGCCCTTCGTCTGCTGATCAACATGCTCGAAGTTTGCCAGTACTTCAACACCAGCGATAACAAGGAATTCGAAAAAGAATTCCCGGTGGGCGAAGTAATCCGCAAAAAACTTCCGCAGCGTTTCTTGATCCGCGACGGCTTAGGGTATTCGCCGCAACCGATCAACCGCATTAACACGACGGTTGCGTGCAATCAGATTTTCGGCGTCGATTTCGAGTTTGACGATTTCGAAGAAGCGCTGCTAATGGAGCGCTCGAAAGAGGAAATCTCGGAGCAGTATCTTAAGCCTGCGATGGAGCAGATCGCGCAGGAAATGGATACTCGCGCCGCGCTGTTCGCGTATCAAAACGCGAATAACAGTGTTGGCGTGCTCGGCGTCGATCCGAACTCGGCGACAACGTTCATGCAGGCGAGGCAGCGACTAAAGAACTTGGCCGGTGCGACGCGCGGTTCGGATAACGCGATGATCGTGCCGTCGAGCGTTTATACGGCGCTTGTGCCTGTTCTGCAGGCGTTGTTGAATCCTTCGGACGAGATCAGCGAACAGTACAAAGAAGGCTCGCTCGGGCGTCTTTGGAACTTCGACTGGTACGAATCGGAATCTCTTTTCCGCCATACAGCAGGAACGTGGGCGGCGGGCGTAACACTGACGACCGCAAGCGCCGGCGGAACGCAGCTTACGATCACGGCGACGGCGGGCGATACGTTTAACGTTGGCGACCAGATCGGCATCGCTAACGTGAACCTCGTTAACCCGATGACGCGTCGTTTCGTTTCGCAAGTTCAGAAGACGTTCGTCGTTTCTTCGCCGCTCGTTGCGGCTGGCGGCGGCGCTGATTTGCTGAACATTTCTCCGGCAATCTTCCTTCCTGGCTCGCAATACCAGAACGTTGACGCTACGCCTGCGGCTGGCGCTGCACTGACGTTGTTTCCCGGTACGGCGGCCCCGAACGGAAAGGCCGGAGCGCAGGGCTTGTGGCTCAACAAAGATGCTTTTGCGATGGTAGGGCTTAAACTGCAATCGCCGAAAGCGACGGAGTTGACCTCGCAGGCTCGCGACAAGAAGACCGGCATTCCGATTCGTTTCGTTCGGATGTATTCGCCGACCGAAAAGAAGATGACGAACAGCTGGGACACACTGATTGGCTTTGGCCAATACTACGCAGATTATTGCGCCGGGAGGGTTCTCTGCGGATAGCTTGATGTAACGAACTAAACGAAAAGAGAAAAAATGAATATGAAAAACTACTTCAAAATCGCAGTACTTACTATTCTTGTTGCGCTTTGCGCCTCTACGGGCTTCGCGCAGCAAAACACGCTCGGGCAAACGACGCTTGCCGCCAACGTAAACGGCCAGTATCTTGGCTCTGTTTTCGGGGCTAACGTACCAGCGCCGGTACTGATTCAGGTTGCTTCGGCGACGAACATCGTCGGTATCAATCCGAACCTCGGCATTACGGCTTCGCAGCCAAACCAGACGTATCTTTTCATTGGTCGCGAGCAGATGCGTGTCACGGCGGTAAATGGCACGCAGCTAACTGTTGTGCGCGGCGTAAACGGAACCGTAGCGACACCGCATCCGAGCGGCGATATGGTGCTGTTCGGGCCTGCGCGATTCTTTTACGTCAACGATCCGGGCGGAACTCCTTCGAGCTTTGGCGGAGTTTCTAACGTCGGCTGCACTCCGGCAAACGTCGTTGTTACGCCGTGGCTTAATATTCGAACCGGCGAGCAGTGGATTTGCTCGTCTGTAACGAATACGTGGGTGCCGGGATGGAACAATTCCGGCCCGCCACAAGCTACGGCAACGGTGGCGTCCGTAGCTGGCACGACCGTACCTTCCGGGCCGCTATTTACGATCTCCGGCACGAACGCAATCGTAAACTTCGGAATTCCGACCGGGTTTAACGGTACGGCTAGCGGCGGCGGTTGCTTCATCGCTATTCCGACTGGCATCTGGACGTGGACGGCGGCGGGGAATATCTCGACGGCGGGCACGGTAACGGCTGGCAACAGCGTTCCTGTTACGTTCTGCTGGAATGCTGCAACGTCGAAGTGGGTACCGAGCCGAATCGCGTAGTTTAGCAAGCTCTTAAGAGCGGGGGATGTGCCTGTACCGGCATCCCCTCACCTTCCGAGAAAGGAAGCAAAGAAATGCCATCAGGACCGAAGCAAGTTTCTACGGGCGGCGCGGCGGATTCGTTCGTAGCCGATGCGGTTAACGCGTTGCCGGAAGGCTCGCAAGT